AAATCTTCGGAATCAAATCAACGAGTTGGCGCGTCCCATAGCGGATAGCACGAGCGAGGTTGTCTACAAAGTGGTATGTGCCTGTGTCGCCTTGCCGTTCACGCGCCAAGATGGCCCGACCGGTGCGCTCGTTGGAGCGCATGCCGAGACTTGCATCATACTGGCCGGTAGAGGCCTTGATGTCGTCGGCAGCGCCCATTTTCGCCTGAATCAAGCCCGTCTGGGCGAGCGGCGGAGGTGCGCGTTGTGGCAGCGGCAGGATGTTTCCCTGCCCGTCTGTCACGTCGGGGTTAACTTCTAGGTACGGCCAGTTGGTTGTGTTGGCCGTCTTCCATTGGGTTTCGTAGCCTTCAAACTGGCCGCCGTAGCCAATAAACGGCGCCTTGGGGGCCAGAGCCAGCATCTCGGCTTCTTGGGACACCCAGTAGTTGTACATGCGCTGGGCGTCCTTGGCGTTACGCACAAGGCCCGACACGTACATACGGCCGTCTACTTCAAACTCGTTGCCGATCACGCGGATTACAGGAATCCACTTGCCCGGCCATTCGGAGGATTCCAGAATCTCGTAGCCGTTAGTTTTCAGCCACTTGACGCGCTTAACGTCAACTTCGCGCTTGCGGATGGGCTGGAGGCCTAGCATCTCAAGCTCACGCGCCTCGGGCGAACCCGCGTACGCCGTTTGGTTGCCGGCGTACAGGTTCAGCGTCTCTCGGCTGTGCTCTTTGTAGAAATACTCAGCAATACGGACAGTATTCTGGTTGATCCACTGCGACAGCGCCTGGTCGCCGACACCGCGCTGCATAACCGTTGAAATCGGCTCTGCATTGGGGTACATGCGCTCAAAATCCGACTTCTGGATGTCTTCGGTGATGAAGCACCACTCGGCATCCGCCCCGCAAGGGTCTTGGATGGTCGGGTCCATGTAAACACTGAAGCTATTTCGGATGCGACCGATACGAAGGTCTTGGTCAAACGTGTTCTCGTCGCAGTATTCCGTCAAAATGCGGAAATACCCCTCGCCGTACGTGACCTGGTTGTCGCACGCGGTGTCGTAAGCGACATCCGCATCGGAAATATACTCAATGTGACGGACAATTCCGTCAAAAATCTCAGCGACCTCAATGTCCGCCTTGTCATCGACCGGGATGACCTTGCCGGCTGGCCGGTTCTGACGCTGATCGTTCGTCACCTGCCGTACGTGCAGCGGCAGCTTGTTGATTGTAAGGCACGGGCGCGCGTTGAGCGTCTGCCCCTGCACCGACCCGCGCTGCGCGAGCACGTCCTGCGGCCACTGCCACTGGTTGTCGGGCGAGCCTGCCATGAAGCGCAGGTCGTCCAGCTCGTCCTCACGGCTGTCGGAGTACGCCGCCAGCGCCATCGTGAAACGAGAACGGGCGGTTGCCAGCACGTCCGCCGGATCGCGCGAGGCTTTGCCTCGGTCGGTGGGCGTGTTAGCGACGCGTGCCGCGCCGCGCAGCCCTGTGGGGTCTTTAGCCATTATTTGCGCTTCTTACCTTGAGCCTTACGCTTGACGGAGTACGCAATCGCCACGGCCTGCTTCTGCGGCTTGCCGGCCTTCATTTCGGCCTTGACATTCGTGCGGAAGGCAGACTTGCTGCCGGATTTGACGAGGGGCATTAACGCTTCCTCATCAACGTGGGGCGAAAGTCAACCGTCGTACGGATAGCGTCCGGGCGCCGCATCGGCATGCGCATCGGTCGCGCCGGGCGCTGCGTCGGCTGCTGGGCCTGCGAGCTGACCACCGTGTCCTGAACCAGCGCGCGCGGATTCACGCCAATCGGGTTGTACGGAATTCTAGCCATGGAATTACCTCTTTTTAGCCGTTTTAGCCGACTGACGGAACGCCTTGGCGGTGGGCGCGCCCTTGCTGCCAGGCTTGCGCATCTTCTCGCCCGACCCTGCCTTGATCCGTTCGCGCTTGGCGTGGATATTAGCGTACAAACCCGTTTTAGCGGCCATTAGTTGCACTTCCAGCGTCTAAGCGACGCCTTTGCTCGTTCAGCCGGCCCCTTGGCCTTGGCTACAACGCCCTTCATTCGCGCGCAAAAAGACTTCTTACGCCCTGCGTCCGCCTTAGTCTTCGGACTCGGGGCCGGAGCCTTCAAGTTGCTGCCCGTAGCGCGGTTATACTTAGCCCGACCCTTGGCCGTCAAGCCCGCGCCCTTAGACACGGGCTGCTTCTCGCCCCGACCGACCGACAGACTGACCGTTTTGCGCGCCATTAGGCTCCCATCCAGCTGCTTGTCATGCTGCCTCCACGCTCGGCGGCGATGCGTCTTGGCTTGTCCCGCGCCTCGCGGTTAGCGAGCGGGTAGGCGAAGGTGACGGCGAGCGCGTCCGCTGCGTCGGGTGACGCCTGGCCGCGAGCTTTCATCTCCTTCTTCCCTTCCAAGAACAACGTACCTGACGAGTTAGGCTTGACGTGGGGGCCGCACAGGTCCGACTTAAGGAGCCGATCCGTCGGGATGCTCGCCGAGCGTAGCCACTCCCGCATGTCGCCCCACATCTCTGCCCGCTTGTTGCCCCACATCACCGGGTTTTTGGCCTTCCAGCCAAAGTTCACCCCACGTACCTTATACCTCTGCTCTTTTAGCCGGTCAAGTACGCCGTAGCCCAAACCGCCCTCGTCGATGACGGTGAGCGCGGGGTTGAACTCCTCGATAGCGTCGATGACGCGACCGACGGTCGTCATGGTGTCCTCGCCCCGGTGGCGCCGGATTGCAACGATGTCGCGCCCCTGCCTTACGACGATGACGGTCGAGTCAGCGCCCCCGCGCGCGGGGTCAACGCCGATTACCCGAGGGGCGCTTTCATCCTTGAAACGAACTCTTGCCATAGCTTCGTCCACCAGGCGAGGGCTGATGAACTGGTCGTCTCCGTCGGAGGGGAACTCTCCATACACTTCGACCTTGGCTTGGCTGCTGTCGGCGCCGTACTCGGCGATGATCTGCTCGTAGACCGCTTTGTCGGTGTCTTCGACTTGGCGCGCGTCGATGTTTTGCGTTGTCCAGAACTCTCTTTTCGCGTTGAAACACTCATAGAAATACCCCTCGTTGCGTCGCGGGTTGCTAAAGGCCATCCAAAAGCGATGCGGCGTGTTCTCCGTAAAGAAGCCCGCCGTCACCGACCAGATACTGTCGGGGATACCACTGGCCTCGTCGAAGATGACCAGCACACCGTCGTGGTTGTGTACGCCCGCGTACGCGTCGGGGTTCTCCTCCGACCAGAGTCGCCCTTCGACCGACCAGTACCGCGTGCCTTTCTTAAGGTCGCGCTCGACGATCTCCGCGAGCCACTTGGCCGGCATCACGCGCGTCGCGCTCACCTCAAACCAATGGCTGTTGATGAGCAGCGCCAGCCACTTAGTCACCTCGGCCCAGGTGACCGAGCGTAGCTGCGCCTCGCTGTTGGCCGACACGATGGTCGTCGAGCCTATGCGGGTCGCTAGCATCCATAGGATGAGCCAGCTCACCAAGGCCGACTTACCGATACCGCGCCCCGAGGCGGTGGCCATGCGCAAGACCTCATAACTGGTCGCCGTCTTGTTCTTGGCGATGTGCGCGGCGATGTCCCGCAGCACCTTGCGCTGCCACCGCCTCGGGCCGTCAAAGTGTTCCAACGGAGTGTTCTTTTGCCCCCACGGGAACGCGAACAGCACGAACGCCTCGGGGTCGTCTTTGATGGACGGCGCCCAGAGCCGGGACATGATCTGCTGCTCGTCGTCGGCGCTATATATCGGCGTTTGCATATTCGGAGTGCTGCTCCAGGTTTACAAGCCTTGGCGATGCGTCTTGGGTCAGTGCAGCCGGTGCTGGCGACAATACTCGGCCATTGATGACGCGAGACTCCGCCTCTTGCAGCGCCGCGATGACGCTGATCTGCTGCGTGACATCCACTTGGACCTGCTGCTTCGCCACCCAGCCATGCACGTGCTGAAGGATAGCGAGAGCCGCCTTGCTATCGCCATTTCTAGCCGCCTCGCGCAGCTGAACGGCGGCTTCAACCTCCCCATCGGCGCGGCCTTTGGCTTCGGCCATCTCGGCCAGGGGGTCCATTTGGCATAAGCGACGGTATTCCGTGGGCAGCATCCCCGCCGCCAAGGCAAGTCTATCACCCTTCAGCCCAAGCGCCGCCGCGTCATAGATGGCCTGAAGCCGCGTCTCGGTCGCCTTAATTTCGCGTGGCTCAAACGGGAGCGATTTGAACGTCATGCCGTGACTGTAATGACCGCGTAAGTAAAAAACAAGCGATGTGCAGGATTGTCCTGCCGGGAGGCCGCGATCCACAACAACCGTGTGGCCTGTGTGCCGGGGCGGAGATTGCCTTAGATGGTGGGCGGGGAAACCCTTCAGCTACCTCCCGGTCGCTACGTGCGCATCACGTCAGACATCGCAAGTAAAGGATAACGGCAAAATTTTTATTAGCAAGGGGCGTTAGTAAAGGTTTTTTCGGCTTGCTGTCGAGCGGCAGTGGCCTCCTCTAACGTGTAGTAGTTGCCAAGATGGAATCGTTTGTTATTTACCATGATATGCGCCACCCACTGCTTATTGGGTCGTTTTCCACGGCGAAGGCTGCGTAAGGCCACACCTTTAACGCCCGAAGAACTGCTCGCACGGGCACCAGAATTATGCAGATTTTCGGATCGCGTAGTTAACCGTAGATTCTCAATTCTATTGTCTAACCGGTTACGGTTTATGTGGTCAACGTCGTGCGGCGGCCATTCGCCGTAATGATGCAACCATGCGAGCCTGTGGGCGGGATGCGTTCGGCCAAAAATGCCAATCTGCCAATAGCCTTGTTTACTTAGGCTGCCAGGCTCGTCGCCAATGTTTTGTGAGCCCCATTTTGTTTTGCGCGCAAACTTGCCGGTTTCGGGGTTGTAATCCAGCAATTTTCGTAACGCGTTGGCTGTTAAGTTCATGCCGCTTATTATGGGGCAGTAATTTTAAATTATCAAGAAAAAAAATTTAAATTTTTGTAACCCCATAGCACCAGGTACAACCACCGCGCGGGCCGGCCCACCCCCCTAATTGCAAATGATTCTCGTTCGCATTTAGCCTGATCGCGGCGAGCCGCGCGGTCGTCAGCCGTCAGCCGTCAGCCGTCAGCCGTCAGCCGTCAGCCGTCAGCCGTCAGCCGTCAGCCGTCAACGCTGTGGGCAATGTGGGCAATGCGTTTTCAATCGGTAGCCAACGGCCATGCGGGTGCATTGCCCTGGCGCGTGTGGGCAATGTGGGCAACCCAAAACAGATTGCCCACATTGCCCACAAGCTTGGGGGCGTGGGCAGGTTGTGGGCAATGTGGGCAATTGTGGCATTGCCCACAGCATCGCGTAAGCCGCTACAGTTATCCCTTACATCTACGCATACTGTACGCCTATACAGTAATAACATTTTTCTAATTAATATAGAAAACCATTACCCACATTGCCCACAATCCCATCCGCGCCCTATGTTTTAAGGCGCTTGCGTGTGGGCAATTCTCCCCGATTCCATGGCCCACACCATTACCCACATTGCCCACAACCTTGCCCGAAAATGCCTTGCACTTTGAAAGGCGTCTATGTAAAAGAATCCTTGACACCCTACGCGCGCGCGTCTAATCTACACACATCGACAACGCCTGGAGCTACTGACATGAACAAGACCGAACAAAAACAACTTGCCACCGCCCGCGCAATCGCGCCCACCATGCCCGCACAGGCTGCCCGCATCATCGCCACCCTACGCCGTAGCACTCGCAACAATGTGACGCTGGCGTTCACGGCGGCGGCGATTGCGGCGCACCAACTCGAAACGCATTTCGTGCCCGGCACTAACTACATGCTAACCAACTAACCTACACGGGCGGGGACTGCTAACCCGCCCTCACTCTTACCGGAGACGACACACCATGAAATTCTCCAACCTTTTGTTTTGCTGCTCCGCAATCCTCACGTTCGGCGCATGGATGGGAGCCGCCACAATCGGCCTCGCATTGTT